AGATCAATAGAACTTAGATTGGATACGAAAGATGACTTAGCTGAATCTTCTAATTTGACTTCGATGCTCCCCAACTTTTCAAACTTGTTCAGACAAGTTATCCCATTCCAAAACAAACTATCTCAAACCTCAAACTTGTTCAGACAAGTTATCCAGAGGCCAACACATCGCAGAGAAAGAAAAAGATCATACGAAGCTAATCTTCGATTCCAATCTAACTTCCCAGAGCAAGTTTCCAATCATCCGACAAAGTTTCCCATCCCAAAACAAACTATCTCCAGAAACCAAACTTGTCCAGACAAAGTTTCCGAAACATAACCAATTAACAGATTGACAAACTTTGAACAAAATGGATAACGAATTGATAGAAGATCTGTACGATATGTTACCTCATCTTATTGCTTGGGGTGATAAGATATCATTTCGAAAGTTTTACGATGCAATGAAGAACGGGTATCATTCTGATTGTCCTCATCACAATTGTTGTTTCTCACAAGCTCAGGCAGCATTTTCAGTGATGCAGGATTATGCTCAAAGATTTGGCTCTCACATGCTTGATTCTCAGAGAATGTTTATTCGTTTCCTCAACTTGGTTTGTGAAAGCAGAAAAGGTAAGTACGATGATGATTCATACGATTCGTATGAGGAGGATTCAGAAGAAGAAGATTAGGATTCACTTTGTATTAACAAAGTTTTCAAAGTCCAGCAAGAAGAGAAGAAGCATCCTGACCATAAGGAGCAGGAGGAGCAGCAGGATGGTAACCCATCTGACCGTAAGGAACAGCAGGATGGTAACTCATCTGAGGAGGTGGAGGAGGCTGCCAATAGTTTCCATACTGAGGAGGCTGATGATACTCAGGAGCAAAACTGACACGACGAGGAGGTTCAGGAAGTGAGAAGTCTCCATCCTTTGCCTTGAGTGCTGCAATGAGTTGATTAAATCTTTCGTCCATCTTGGCGTCTGCAGTACGGAAATAGTTAATGGTCATCTGCTCTTGAGTCTTTACAGTCTGCTGAATCTTCAGAATCTCTGCATGAATAGAAGGATTCTGCTTTTCAAGATCTTCGATTCTCTTGTTTGTCTTCTTGTACAAATAGAAGCCTGCAATGAGCAGAATAATCATGCCCAGAAGGGCAACGATGATCATAAGAGTATCAGGACTAGACCATTTCATTTTTATCTCTTCAAGATCGCCCTTAGATGAATTAATTTGTAGAAAGAAATGGAAGACGAGCAAGTAAGATCGATTTATTCAAAGTTCTTTTTGAATCACGGATATAGTCCAGAAGAAGCAATTCGTTCAGCAAGAATTTCTACGAATGAAACGATTTATGGAGCTGGATACTGATCAAAAAGATGAAACCACAAACTTTAGTTCTTGGTCCGGGAGGAATGAGAGGCTGTATGGAAATCGGAGGATTGTTGGCATTGGAAAGATTCGATCTGCTTTCTGAGATCAATCGAGTTGTTGGTATATCAATCGGCTCTTTGATTGGTCTTCTGTGGTGTCTGAATTATTCTCCTGATGAGATATTGGTCTTCTTTTGTGAAACAGATATTCGAGATGTTTTGGGTTCTATCACATTGGAAGGAATACGAGAAGGAAAAGGGTTGATTCCTATCACATTTCTGCAAGAAGGATTGAAGAAGAAGGTTCTGGACAAGTTAGGATTTGTTCCTTCAATGTCTCAAATGTACAGTCTCACGAAGAGAAACTTTGTAGCGATTGCAACAGAAGAGAATTCTGAAGAACCTGTCTTTATCGATGAGACTACATTTCCTGATTTGCCTGTCGTTGATGCTGTTCTAATGTCTACAAACATTCCGATATTCTTTCATCAAATCATGTACCAAGGAAAGGTTTACAGTGATGGTGCTTCGACTGCTCCTTATCCTGTTGACTTCTACCAAGATGTTCCTCTTCTTGGAATGGTCATATTTACAGATGTAGAACAAGGAACAACCTCAGGACGAATACGAAAAGTTCTACAGACAAGTGTTAACCGTCTCATTCGACTTTCAATCGAACGATGTTCTGAATCTTGTCGAAATCTCATTTTGAAAACCAAATATTCTGATACGACAGGAATTTCAATGACAACGGAAGACAAACTCTTTCTTTTCAAAGATGGATTTGAACAGGTATTCAACCAAATTCAAGAATGTGTTTCCGAGATTTAAGAAATAATTCTCGAATTACAAAATGTCTAAACCTGTACTTGTTATCGCTACTGCTGTCGGTTGTGGTGCTTGCCGTGAATTCAAAGCCAAGGGACTCGATGCTTTGCTTACAAAACTGAGAGAAGACAACATGGTTCGTATTGAGCTTGTAGAGTTTGCAAGCACTACCGCGAATGTTCCTGAAGGAACTCCTGAAGTCGTCGGTGATGTGATTGAGAGATTCCCTGGCTTCATTCTGTTTGATACTCCTTCATATGATGGAAACAAGAGCAAGAGTAAGGCAAAGTATGTCCTTCTCGATTCTATCAAGATGATGGGTAAGCCTGCAGCTGCCTCAGCAGAGGTCAGCAAGACCATTCCACAGCTTGAGATTATTCAGAGCAGAGCATACGAAGGATCAACCCCGACTTATGCGTCCTGTTCTACGAGCTGCAGCAGAACATTCTACCCTTACAGTGCTTCAAAGCATTCGAAGTATTCGTAAGATTTCCAGAAGAAGAATTGAAAGGATAAAGTTGTAAAAACAACTGAAACAAATGATCACCTGTCCACTCTACGAAGATATTCAACGACTTAGCGAGGAGATTGCTCTACCAAGTACGAAAGATGATTTTGCACGAATTGGACAATTGATCAACAGAAGCACTGCAGAAGAACAGTTGGATATTCAGGTAATCTATGCGTGTTACTATGCTTCAGAACTTGAAACAAAGAAGCGCGTTCGTGATGTTCAGGCAGCAACGATAGAAGGAAAGATTCCATACCGTGGCAAGGTTCAAGGATTGGGAAAGGGTGTAAAGTTTGTTGTCGAAGAACTACCATGCACACTTCAACATTACTTACACGTTTACCTAGAACATTTGTATAATCGGCGGCGATAGAAAAAGGTACAATGACGAAAAGTACCTTATTGTAAGGGTTAAATTCGGAGTGTCGTAACACTCTGGGCAAAAATTGTTTTTACCTAAATATTCTTTCGATATTTGTAAAGATGGCATCCCGCAGAAAGGTCCGAGCTAACCCAGTTGAAGAGTCTGAGATTACCCAGCGTTACGATGCTGGTAAGTTCCTTCAGTATTCTGTAAAGAACGGTAAGGGTTCTTTCGATTACAAGTCTGCCAAGGCTGGTGAGATCGGTGGTCTTTCGGCAACCGGTGCTCAGCGTCGTCTGACTCAGACTGATGCTGCTGGCAACCTTGTTCATCCTGATCTTCAGTACAACACTCAGTATATGGTTGTTGGTACTACTGATGACCTGATGCACCTCTTCCAGAACCCTGAGATTTGGGGAGAGAATGTTATGTCAGAGGCTGAGGCTGCTGCTGAAGTCCGTGGTAGCATCAATGCTGGTAATGTGGACACTAACGAGTATATTCAGGCTATGAAGGCTGCAAACACTCAGCGCGCTGCCAAGAAGCGTGAGGAGAAGCGTGCTCTGTCTCCTCTTGCTGTTCCTGAGGATCTTGACAAGGTTGGTCGTTTCAATCTTTCGGTTGATAAGTACCTCGCCCAGCGTAAGGCTGTCAATGCTGATCTTGCTCAGTTTGCCGATGAGATTCATTCGATGCTTGAAAGCGTTGGTGAGGCTCCTAAGAAGGCTGGTGGCCGTCGTGCTTCGCCTCGCGCCTCGAAGAGTCTCTTTGAGAAGCTCGCTGCTCTCCCTGAGGGTAACGTGATTCGTGTCAGTGTTGACAAGAACGGCAAGCTCGTCGCTCGTCCCACCACTCGCCCGAACATGACAAGCGCAGCAGTTCGCTATTACGAGGTGCCTGCTATGCCTGGTCTTCTTGTCAAGGATGCGGCTACTCTTCGCCGTCTTCTTGCTGAGAACAACTTCCTTGGAGATGTTGAGGCTGTCGTTGCTGAGTTCGACGCTGCTTCGCTTCCTCTCTATCAGGAGCGTGCTGCCAAGGCTGCCGCTGCTAAGGCCAAGTCGCCCAAGTCGCCCAAGTCGCCTCCCAAGGCTGCCAGCCCTCGCAACAAGTCTCCTCTTGTCAGCCCAGTGAGCCCGGCTCGCTCAGCTTCTCCAGTTGCACGCGCCACCACTCGTTTCGGTCGTCGTTAAATCAGACTGAACATCATTTACAACTTGTCAAAACAAGTTGACACATCTACTAATTTCGATAACTTGTCTGAACAAGTTTGAAGATCTGATTCGTATCCAATCTAAGTTATATTCATTTGACCCTTCGTATGATCTCTTTCTTTCTGTTCGATGCTCAGGCCTTGAGATAACTTGTCTGGACAAGTTTGAGATTTGAGATAGTTTGTTTTGGGATTGGATAACTTGTCAGGATATCTTTTCAAATCTTTCAGATCAGGAGCATCGAAGTCAAATTAGAAGATTTAGCTAAGTCATCCTTCGAGATAAATATAAGTTCTATTGAGTTCGAAGATTAGCTTCGTATGATCTCTTTCTTTCTGTTCGATCCAATCAATGAGATAACTTGTCTGGACAAGTTTGAGAATCGATATACTTTCCATGAATCTGAAGCCCTGTCAGGATATCTTTCAGAATCTAGATCAAAGGAAGCAAAGTATAATATCTGGAACCAATCTGAAGGATTAGCAAAGGTTCTCCTTCCATATCAACATTGTCAGCAAACTTGACTTCAAGAACATTGTTTCTTTCCTGAACAATCAAGGTTGGGGCAATTATCTGAAGATCGTATTCAGGAACTTTATTCTGTCGATATCGTTGCCAATGATATGCCAAAGATTTACATCGTTTCAATGAGTTATCAAGTACCTTTTGAACAATGAAAGCTCTTGTCTGTCCTTCGAATGATGTGATTAGGAACTCAGGGAAAGAATCATCTGTTTGAGTAATTTGGAAAGAGATTGACAAAGTCGTATTCATCTGATGAATCCATTCTTCAAGATTCTGATTGCCAACAATAATCGTAACATGTCTCTGCTTTGAGAAATCACTTGCATACTGATAGACTCCGAGAATCTCTTGAGGAATCTTCATCGGAAGACCGAAGAAACTTTGATTAAATCGACGAATGAAATCGTACATCTTCTGAGCAAAATCCTCATTGTACATAATAAACCTATCTTCTTCGATGAAGTTCTTTGTCTTTGATGCCAAGTATTGTAATGCTTGCTGAGCAGATGAAACAAGTGGTAATCTTGCAGGTAAAGAAGTGAAGTCGTAGAACTTTGTAGAATCTGAAACATCATCTACATCAATGTATTTCTCAAAGAACTCTTCTGGTGTCATTTCTCTTTTGTTTTGAAGGAGCAAGAAGACCCACTTTACACTTTGTGTAATGATTGCAAGAGACTTTTCAAGTGAAATCACTCTTTCCAATCGAGATGATCCAACACTAATCGGTATTTGTTTTCTTGGCAAATCACTGAAGGAATCAGTGGGAAGAACAGGAATGAAAAGATCATTATCTAACATCTTGTACCAGATGCCAACTGTTCTGCCATTCTCTTCACTGATTGAAGTTGGAAGACTTGTGAAGATACTTGTAGCATTTGAAACAGTTGATGGAGTTGGTTCTTTTTCAGGAACTGCCAAGGCTCTCGAAGGAGGAACAAAGATAGAAACAACTTCATCATTCACAAGCAAAGAGAAGCTTCGAACCTTTCCCCAAGAATCGAAACTTTGTCCTACGATCTGATAACCTGAGAAGAGAGCACGACAATCTACAATTTGATAAAGATCACGATAAGCATCTTCTTTCTTGATTGTGAGTAACGAAGTCATTCTTCGAAGTACTTGATAAACTTTGGCTACAACATCGCCAGACCATTGACTTTGTTCTTTCTTGTTTTGTCTTTGGAAGATTGGTTCGTAATGAGGATATTCTCTACGATCTCTCTCAGAACCCCAATGTTTGAAGATGAAGACGACTGGGCGATCTGGTCGATAAGTTCTGATGGGGAACCCTTTGTAACGAGGTATCTCAACTGTAACCTTTGTATCATTTGTATTGCGAGGAAGATAGAAGACCACAATGTTTACGGAAAGAAGTTCTTCAATACCTGTCAGAAGAAGTTTCGAATCCATCCAAGTCTCTGAATTCAGAAGTTCAGAAATCTCATCATTACTATAGTCGTACAATTCTGTACGAAAGACCTCCTTCGGTAAGGTAAGAAGTCTTTCGAAAGATTCACGTTCTTTGTTCAATTTTCCAAGACATGTAAGGACTGCGGAAAGAAATGCAAAGCGTGAAGTACGAACAGAATAACGAATAAACTCATCTCCTCCGACAAGACCTCTCAGAAAATCTGAAACTTTGGGTGGCAAAGTTCCTTCTTGTCCTGTCTGTAGAATCTTGTTAGAAACAAGTGTGATCTCTGAAACTCGTTTCGAAGAGATATTCTCAAGACCAAACCATTCTCTGTTATCTTCTGTTGCCTGAATGGGATCTTTCTGATTTGTCTTGAAACAATGAACGATGTGAGGATACTTTCCATGATCTCTTTGTCCTTTCTTCCTTTGCACTCCAATAAATGGTTTCTCTTCTGTTCGACAAGTAAACCAATAAGTATCATCGTTTGGCACTCCATCTCCTCGTACAATTGGATTACCTTGCTCGTCAAACTCATCAGGAAGAACGAGAGGATATTGCATAAGATCTAAACCTTCTTCCCTTGCTTTCTGAAGTTCTTCCTCAGTCAGGATAATACTTGGTTGATCCTTCTTCTGACATTTACGACCACAGTTACCAGAAAAGATATCAGGAGCATACCGAACAAGTTTGTTAATTTCTCGTTCTTCACGTTCTTCTTCAATCTCAATCTCTTGAGCGACAGGATAACCAAGGAATGTTTCAAAGATTGATAAAGTGTTTTCCTCCTGATCGAAGAAGTAGTAATCCATCAGACGACGAAGGATTTCAACCACCTCCATTGTCATCTTACGATTTCTTGCATTCGTAATGTTTACAGTAATGTAAGGATAATCTCCCTCAGAGAAGTCAGGCGAGAAGGTCACAGCTCTACCATTCTCTTCTTTCTGTAACTGTCTTCGAATCGCTCCCTTGGTGATGATCTCTCTTTCCATTGAAATCTCAGCATCATCAAGGATATCTCTTGTTCTTCTTGCATTATGATAAGAGACATTTCTTGTCTTACGATCTCCTCCCAAGACACGGTAACGAAAGGTTAACTTTCGTCTTTCAGTTGAGATAACTTGAGTTTCTTCAAGAAGTGTGAAGTACAGAGAAAATAGATCATCGTTCATAATTGTGTCCAGCAAGCTTGCATCTTCGAAAGATACTTGCCAAAGATTGAACGAAGATGAGATTCGTATTTCCTTTGTTGGATCTCTTCGAATCATATCGTCTGTGCTGTTCCATCTTGTGAGAATCGTCTCTTCATTCTCAATTCGAAGAGGTATCTGTCCTGAAAGAACATTATCGACCAGATTCCAAGAAAGCAAAACATATGAATCTTCTTTCGATCTTACCTGATAGTAAACGTAATGTTTCACAGTTAGTTTATCGGGTGAAGGAATAAGATTGTCAAGCGATACATTATCATAAATCTTGTATCGAATGTCTTTGTCATCACGATAACAGATAAATGGTACATCAGGGGAAAGAACAGCTCTGTCGAAGATTGTTTGACCATCATACAAACCAAATGCAGAACCTTCTAAGTTCATTGGAGAACATTCGATTGTAATTCGGGAGAACATTACAGGAGACATGTCAAGAGGTTTGATTTCTCTCATCTTGTCTATCACTTTCTGAATTTGTAATCCTTTCCTCCTGTCCTCTCTTGCCTGTCTTTCAAACCTGCTCTTCCATGCAGTAAACTCATAGTCAAGATCTTGCAAAGACCATGTGGGGTTCTTTCGGAAAGCTTGCAAGTCAGGAAAGATATCGTCTGAGATCTGTCCAACTTTCTGAATCCACAGAGCGATTACGTCATCTTCTGAAAAGCCAGGGCCAAGCAATCGAGCTGCTTCTTCGATTGTTTCTGCTTGATTTACAACGTCTGAAGCTGAGATAAATCCATTCTCATCGATCAAAACAAATTGAATAGGAAGGTTATGTTCTGCAGCCCAGAGATATCGAAGAGAAATCTCATTCTGGCCAAATTCGGACATTTTTCCTGAAAAAATATATCTTTCAATAAATGTTACTGTCTTCGAAGCAATTTGTCCCCGCAGGTGTTAAGAAGCCTGCAACACGCAATGTTATCACGAAAGGAGGTAAGCAAATCTTGTTCGACACTGATCAGATTCAGCAGCTTACTCATCAACTGTATCAGGTGAAGGATCAGGCAATCGATAAGCTTACCGTTCAGGATAAGCAGGCTCTGAACACTCTTCAGAGTTATAGCCAACTTCTTCACGATGATCCTGAACTGGATAACACTCTTCGTAAGATAATCAACGCTCGTTTCAAGGATCATCATACACCGATTCCAGGTACTGCAGGTGCTTGGGCAGTTGGTTGCCTTCGTGCTCCTCGTGGCCCTGATCAGCAGTGTCATATTCTTTGTGCGAATTCTATGCCTTGCCCCAAAGACGATCCTTACTGCCAACCTTGTGACAAGTCTGTCTATTGGGCAGAGTGGAGCAATGGAAGATACATTCTGACTGAGCAGATCGAAACTCCTTCGAACGATATTTGGATTTGGCTTGTTGGAAGAGATCAAACATTCCACGGACTTGATGCATCGGAGAGACAGATTCTGGGTAATAAGAAGAACGTCACTGTAAAGGTGTACAATCCTCAGACTCAGGAAGTGACTGATGTCAAGAAGACTACGATGGATGATCCAAGCATCGCAAGAGAGAAGATTGCTGTGACATCAAGACAAACCGAAGTCGTTGTCATGCCGAAGAAGAACGGTGCTACAGGTTGGATTATTCTGGCTGTAATTCTGATTGTTCTTCTTGTTGCTCTTGCATTCTGGAAGAAGTAAACATTTCAAGTTATGGAGATAGTTTGTCTGGGGAGATCTGGATTGTTCGAATAAGTTCTTTCTTTGTCTGCGATGCTCGGGACTTGGGATAACTTGTCTGAACAAGTTTGAAGATTTGAGAAGATCTTTTCAGATCGGGAGCATCGAAGTCAAATCAGAAGATTCACCAAAGACATCCTTCGAGATAAATATAAGTTGGATTGGATTCGAATAAGTTCTTTCTTTTCGTTCGATGCTCTGGACAAGTTATAACTTGTTCGAAACAAGTTTGGTGTTGGAGATAGTTTCTTTTCAGGCTGGGATAACTTGTCTGAACAAGTTTGAGGATCGATATACTTTCTCCAGGATGGGAAGCCCTATCAGGACATCTTTCCAGATCTAGGGAAGATCATGGAGCATCTGCCAATTCAATCAAATGAGATAACTTGTCTGAACAAGTTTCATAATCAACCAATTCAAAGGTTCAACGTGTCAACAGTAATCTTAAATGTACCATCAGGCTTCTTGATGAATGTGATCTTCTTTGTAACGATAAGACGAATTTCGATTCCAAAGTCCTTGCTCTTTGGAATGTTTGCTTCTTCAAAGAGACGAAGCGAATCCTTTTCTTCGAGAGAGCTTGCAGGGTTACTGTCTTCCAATCTGATACGAAGACGAGCATCTTCCAAAGTCTGTCCAATACCAGGAGTCGAATAGAAAGGATGTCTGCAAAATGTATACGAAATCGTTCCTTCTTCATAAGGTGCAGAACCTTGATCGGAAGCCCTTGCCAAAAGATGTTCATAAGTCATATCTTCAAAGATCACAGCATTACGATTGACGAGAGAAGCGGAGTGAATTGGTGAAAATCCTTTCTGAACATTGACCGAATCAGTGGTATAGTTGCTAAAGTTGTGACGAGCAGCAGCAAGACGATTATGAGCAGTGAACATTACAGTTGTACAAGGACTCTTACACTTGATCGGTACTTCTACAGTGTCACCGAGAGCATACAAACCTGGAGGACTGTACGAAACGACGTCCCAAGTCCAAAGAATCAGACCAGGAGCATTGTAAAGTGAGCAATGTTCTGCTTCGTTATGCAATACAACTTCACCGGCCAGACGAGGAACGGAAAACTTCAACCCTTCAGAGCAATTGATGTAGTTCGTATCTACAGGAATCTCCTTCCATTGTCCTTCGACAAACTGTCTCATTCTGAGAAGATCTGTGATCGATGAACGTCGTTCAAGAATGAACGAAACGTTGATGACTTCCTTTGTCTCATCGTAACACAAAGCAAGTGGGAAGCTCTTTGAATCAGAGATATCGTAAGGAATTGGAATCGGTAGAATAGTTTGCATTGATGGCAAAGATTCAGACCAGTTTTCCATTGAGGGAATTGAACCAATACGCTTCTTATATTGGTTAATGTATCTCTCTGAAGTGCGGTTAACTCCTTGAGATACATTGCAACGCAATTGCTGATTAATCAGATCAATCGAAATACCATCAAGGTGAACCGTCTGATATGTACCAACGTCCATACGGAAAGATTTCAAAATATTCAAACCTGGACGATGTGACCAAGCAATCTGAATAGTATCAGCATACTCTTCCTTCACTTTCACGACTGGGAAATCTTGCAACAGACGCAATGAAATAATTCGATGAAATGGCTGCGGAATGGTGTACGTAATAATTTGATTCTCTCCGGACGAGTTATAGAATATCGTCGGACGATCATGCCACGCCATTGGGGTAAATTCTTCCATGAAGGTGGAAGCAATAGGCATGGGAACTAACTCACCATGTAGCTCTCTCTGAAGGTCTGAAATACCTTCGAGAATAAGACGGGAGTTTTCGACTGACATCTTTTGAAATTATCTTACTAAGATTTAGATCTTCAGTTATAAGGAAATTTGCTTTAAGTTCCAAACGCAATGCGATTAAAATTGAATCTCTTCTAAATATATTTTCTGAAAAGTAAAAGATGTCCGCTAGCGCTTCCACCAAGACTAACAAGGCTGTTCTTCGTCAGTTCATTGCTGATAGCAAGTTCTACGTGAAGGAGAAGGTTAAGGAGCTCCATCGTGTGTTCAATGGTATTGGACGACTTGAGAGCAAGCTTGCTAAGGGTGCTGTGAAGCTTCAGGATGGTACTGATCTGACTCGTACCACCATCAAGCAGCTTCGTTCGCAGTTTACCAAGTATCTTGACACTCTGGTCGAGGATCATCGTGATACTCTTGCCATTGTTCAGCGCTCTTCGACCCGTGCTGGTGTCGGTCGTGCTTTCTACGAGGTCAAGACTGTCAGCGGCGACTTCGTTGACTTTGTCAAGAGCATCAAGAATGTCATTGGTCGCGTTGATCCTACTCAGCGTGACAATGCTACCATTCGCATTGCTTACAAGACTTTTGATAAGGATGGTGAGGGTAAGGACGTTGCCGTCGAAGGCTCATTTGACACCAAGAACGGTTATGTTACCGATCTCATGACCACCCTTATGGGTTCGACTCCTGTTGCTTCCCAGGTTATGGTTAACAAGATCATTCAGTTCTATGTTAGCAAGGTCCACGCTCGTCTTCCCACCAAGGGTAACCTTATCGCTGTTGCTCCAGGTGTTGCCGGTGCTGATGGTTTTGCTGACTTCGGTCGTATCGCACTCCGTTCTGGTGACTTCGGTACTTCTAAGAAGCGTGATGAGAATGAGGCTCTCCTTCGTGATGGTCTCATTAACCATACCAGCCTTATGACTATTGGCGCTCGCTCGTTCACTGATAAGGCTGATGTTTCGGCTGAGACTGCTGAGCAGGTTCGTCGTCAGGAGGGTATTCTTGGTTATGCTCAGAAGCAGTTCGTTGATTCTGATGCTGAGCGCAAGTATCGTGCTAATGTTGAGGCCATGCGTAACGACATTCGCAAGCAGGAGGCTCGTGATAAGAAGGCCAAGGCTTCGCCAGCTGCCTCGCGTCGTGCTGCTATCCCAGCTGTTGCTTCACCTGTTCGCGGACGTTCGCCATCTCGCTCGCGTTCTGCTTCCCCAGCTTCACGCTCGGCTTCGCGTACTCCTTCGCCTGCAGCTTCGCGTACTCCTTCGCCTGCTGCTCGTCCGGCTCGCCGTGGATTCGTTCCTCGTGCTTCGGCCTCTCGCGTGTAAATCATTTTCTAATTCAAGTTACAACTTGAAACTTACTTCTCAAATGGAGGATTATCACCATTACTTACACCGTTCAAGACTGCTTTGACAATCTTGCTTTGTGAGAAGTTTCCTTCGTCATCAACAAGCTCTTCGATTCTGCCTGTTGTTGCAAGATCTGCAACCACATTCATAATCTTCTCCTTGCCACCGACGAACTCCAACAATTGAGCATCCTTACCAACCCAACGGTGAATTACAGCCATTACGATAAGCTGTACCAAGCTGACAACTCCAATCGAGAACAGAGGATGCCAATCTTCTTCTCCTGGTCCTGCATTTCTTTCAGCAAGATCGTAAAGATATTCATCATACCGAGCATTACTCATTTGAATCTTTGTATATCCTGAAACATCAATCTCCATCATATGCTTTACAAACATTTCAAGGATGAGAAACCAACCAAAGATCCAACTCTTCGAAGTCTTTTTCTTTCTTGAGATCTGTAAGTTACGAATTGTCTGACAATATCTCGTATGAAGCTTCTCCAAAGGATCTGATCTCCAATCGATTCGTGCCATTGAATTTGCACTAATGTGACTCTCTGTTACACGACGATGAAGCTCATTGTAATACTTCTCTCGAAGGAAAATCTTTTGATCTTTGCCAAGTGAGTCAAAGTCTGGAAGGTCATCAGACCAAATCATTTCAGGTTTGCTGATCCAATGCCAAAGGTTCTCATCGTGAAAGCTTTTCTCTTCCTGTTCGTAAGACATTGGTGATTGAGTTTCCTCAGAAGTTTCATCATCCTGAATACTTGCTATCTGAATGGTCGGAGGTCTTCGAACAGATCTTTGAGGGCTTTCCTGTCTTGTCGGAACTCTCGCAGATCTCTGAGGGCTTTCCTGTCTTGTCGGAACTTTGCTTCTTATCGAAGGAATTGGAACTCGAACAGACTTCGGAGGAGTCTTCTCTTTGGTTGGAATCGGAACTCGAACAGATCTCGGAGGACTTTCCTGTTTTCGAACAGATCTCGGAGGACTTTCCTGTTTTCGAACAGATCTTGACGGAGTCTTCTCTTTGCTTGGAATCGGAATTCTTACAGATCTGGGAGGACTTTCCTGTTTCTTCGGAGGACTTTCCTGTTTTCGAACAGACTTAGGAGTTTCAACATTTGCTACCTTCGATGATTGTGATGAATGAGTTCTTTCCGTTGATCTTCTGGGAGGAGATGCCAAGTTTACAACTTCTGTCTTTGGTGTCGAAGCAGGTTGTTTGACTTCTAACTTTGGTTGACGAAGTGGCCTTTTCCTTTCAGGTAATTGAATAGGTTGATCTAATGAAATCTTCGGTGATGCAACCCGTGACCTTCTCGATGTTGTACTGTCCCTATCTGACATATTTTCTTACTCATCAACCTTGTTTAGAAGAAAATGACTGGGTAAAACAAAATTTCGTCTGAACGAAATGACTTCCGTAGAAGATGACTTCTTTTCTGACGAGATGACCCTTGGACAGGAAGTTCAACCGTTTGAAACTCCTTCCTTCGGTCTGGATGAATCTTGGCATTTCCCCACTCTGTACAAGATGAAAAGTGTTAAATCTGGTCGATATGTGAAATACTTTTGGATGATCGAATGGGATGCTGAGAGTCAACAACTTCAAACCGTAAGTGGTATTCTTGGAACTGATAAGCCTCGTATCCTTCCGATTCATGCTGAGGAAAATAAGTCAGGACGTAACTTGCTTGAGCAAGTACTTCTTCAAGCTCGACGACGTTACGAGGATAAACAAAGAGAAGCATACAGTGCAGAAGGAGAATCAAAGATTCGAGAAGTTTTGCCAGCCAAAGCATACATTTGGATTCGAAAGGCCAAACTGGAAGAAATCAAAGAATGGAATAAGCTCAGTGCTACACAACGCAAGTCAAGAACATGGGACTACATCAGTACTGAAAAGAATCTTGAAGGGTATCCTGCTGATGTAATCAAAGATTGGAGTTGGGATATGCCGATTAAGAAAAATGGTCAGTGGAAGGTTATCAATCGTTTCCCTGTATGGTGCCAAGTGAAGATCGATGGAATGAGAAACTTGGCACGTCAACTGAACACAGGAGAGATCCAATTTCGTTCCAGTTCTGGCAGAGTTCGTCCTCATTTCGAACATATCAAGAAGGAGCTTGAGATTCTCTATCGTTACCTTCCCGCAGGTTGTCAAGTCGATGGAGAAATTTGGTCACCAGACGTGAACTTTCAAACTCTTGCTTCTCTCATTCGAACTGAGAAGACAGTTCATCCAAAGCAATGGCTGACAAGTTTCTACATGTTTGATCTCATTACTCCCAATCCGAAGGATGTCTTCGAAGATCGATATGCGATTCTGTACCATGCTTTCCAAGCATATGCAAGGGAAAGAGATCCTTCACAACGTGAATCGCTCTTCATCGTTGGCAACTTTGTTGCTGATAACGAAGATGAAATTCTTACATATCATGAAGAGTTTGTATCTCTTGGGTTTGAAGGAATCATGATCAGAAAGATTGCAGGACCATCACCAACAGCTCAAACGATTTCAGATTCAATCTATGCTTCTGAACGCTCTGACAATGTGTTGAAATACAAAGCTTTCGATGATGGTGAATTAGAGATCGTCGACGTGACAGAAGGAACCGGATCACATGCAGGCTTAGCAATGTTTGTCGTCCATGATCCTGAAGTTTTGGACGAGAAGAAAGCTTATTTCCAAGTTACGCCAAAAATGTCTCATGAAGCTCGTGCTGATATCTTCAAACATCCTCGTAAGGTGATTGGAAAGATGGTAACTATTCGATATCAAGGCAGGTCAGAAGATAACGTAATGAGGTTCCCGATTGCAGTTTCGATTAGAGATTATGAATAATTTTGAAGAAAAATTATCCTTCTTCTGGAAAATGGAAACTTTGCAGACTGCCTATCGTCGTTCAATCCCTCGCTCGTCCCAAGTCGCTCAGGTTGAGGCAAGCGCTTTCCCAACTCTTGCAAGAGGTCAGACTCCTGTAATTGCTGTTGAGAAGGAGGAGATCATTGTTAAGCCAAATGGTTACAATGGTTGGGTCGGTCTCATCATCGGCATGATCATCGTTGCCCTCATCATTGGCCTTATTCTGTGGTGGATTAAGCCAACTTGGGTCATGAACAAGGATGCTGCCGGCACAGTCATTCCCAACTCAGTTAATGTAGGAATGGTTGCAGGTGTGTCTATCATCATTGCCATCGTCCTTGGTCTTCTCTGGTGGGCCTTTACCAAGAACAGCTATTCATTCTAAACCTGTGTTACAACACAGGAAATGTCAAATGGTAGAAAGATAAAAAGTTCAGAAGAATATATTACGTATTCGACTGATTATAATATCCTCTTTTGTCACCAGAATCTTCTGGAGAAATTCTCAGAAGATCATTCTATACAGATTCAGGAATTAGAAAGAAAGTTAGAATCTTTGAATTATTCTCTTACTCTTCCACATAGTGTGATCCAAATCAAAACAATTCGTAAGACAATCATCCAGACAGAACAAGAATTATACAAATTGAAGAACAGTTCAGAAAAAGAACTTTACATCGAAAGAACAAAAGATTTGCTTCAACAGTATGAAGCATTGAGTAAGAAGACCAAGAAGGTCGCTTTTGGAAAGAAAGCTCCACCACCAGACCCAGAAGAAGTCAATAAACGACTTCTCATTATTCAGAATTATCTTACAGTCGCACAAGAATTCTTCCCTCTGAATATCATACGAAAGATTCCAGAAAGTACACTTTGTTCAAATTGTTCCTTTGATATGGTTGACATTCCAATCAATGAGAATGGATTTCAAGTCTGTCCCAAATGTTCTCTTGAAAAGGTTAGCCTTCTTGACAATAGTTTCGGTAATGATTCACAAAGTTCTAACTATGTTGGAGCAGGAGATTATTCGAATGAAAGTAACTTTACCAAAGCAATCTTTCGATTTGAAGGAACTCAGAAGGTCAATCTTCCTGAAGATTTAGAACAAAGATTAGATTCGTACTTTATCAATCAAAATCTTCCAATCTGTTCAGAAGTGAGAGATTTTCCTCTTACTGTTGACGGAAAGAAGGAAGGAACTACAAGAATACTCATGGAGAAAGCTTTGTTAGCAATTGGATATTCAAAGTATTACGAAGACATTAATCTTATCTGTCATCAGCTTTGGGGTTGGGAACTTCCTTCGTTACAACATCTTATGGATTCTATGATGGAGATCTATCGTAAAACTCAAGAAGTCTTCGATCGAATGGAGAATAAGGATAGACAAAGTGCTTTGAATACTCAATATCGTTTGTTCAAAACACTTCAACTTCTTGAATATCCTTGTACACATTCTGATTTCAAACTTCTCAAGAACGAAACATTAATGAAGTATGATAATATGTGGAAAACAATGTGTGAAGGTGCTGGTCTTCCATTCTTTCCAACTGTTTGAGGATGGGAAACTTTGTCTGAGGATGGGAAACTTTGTCTGAGGATGGGAAACTTTGTCTGGGAAGTTTGGAAGGTCTGAGCTATCTTTTCAGATCGGGAGCATCGAAGTCAAATTAGAAGATCTCCCCCAAGATATCCTTCGAGATAAATTGAAATTGGATTGATCTCGAAGATTAGCTTGAGATGATCTCTTTCTTTCTGTTCGATGCTCGGGCCTTGAGATAACTTGTCTGAACAAGTTTAGGATTTGGGGAAACTTTCCCCAGGATGGAAGCCCTGTCAGGACATCTTTGAGATCTGGAAGATCGGGAGCATCGAAGTCAAATTAGAAGATTTAGCTAAGTCATCCTTCGAGATAAATTGAAATTGGATTGATCTCGAAGATTAGCTTGAGATGATCTCTTTCTTTCTGTTCGATGCTCTGAA